GCCCCTTCATCGTCGCACCCGACAGTAGGCCACCACGGGCCGCAGCGCCTCGCTCCAGCGTTTTCATCCCCTCGGACATGCGGAAGGCGTAGCCAGGGTCTTGTTGGAACTGCGCCATGCCAAATGGCGTGTACTCTGACGCAAGAGGTGCGAGCTTGTTCAGTGCATTGAGGCCCACTTCGCGGAAGGGGGCTTGCAGTTCAAGTTGGCGGTTAAACTGTTCCCGTTCAAGTTCAACGCGCTGGTCGGCAACATCTTTTTGCAGTGCGGCGGCGCGGTCGGCAGCGCCAGCTTGTGACTTGGATGCTCGATTAGCGGCCATGCCGCCGATCAGTGCGCTGCCTAGAATGGCTGTGCCGGTTGCTATTGCCATGATGCGGCCTCTTTAATGAATGTGCGCTCCATCGGCCTGTAGCCTGCGCGGGTGTACAAATTTTCCATCTTCTTTGAGCGCTCGTTTTCCAGTGCAATCATGAACAACGCCGATGCGTTTTTCTCTTTTGACCACTGCTCAATTTGCTTGAACATCTGACCTCCAGCGCCGCTACCACGCGATGCCGGAGTCAGCCACCACCAAAGTTCTTGCACAACAACCGCCGATGGGTTGAAGTACATCGGGTACGCAATCGCGCCGCAGATGCCTACAACCACGCCATCAATTTCGGCAAGCCAGACGCCAACACTGTCGTTTTGCACTGACGACAGGTAGAACTCAGAGTACCCGTCTACGTCAAACGCAATCACGTTGTGCATGGGTGACGCCATGTGAAACGACTCTGCCAGTACAACGTACTGGGGCAGATCAGCTTCCGTGGCTTTGCGAACAATCATCAAGTCACCTCACGCCCGCTGACCCGCATGTTGATGGCGCTGGCAGTCCCAGCAATTGTACTGATGAAGTCGCCAATGCCAAGCACCTGACCGACCAGTTCTGGGAACGTATACACCTCAGACGCTTGGAGCGTCTTGGTCTTGGTGATCAAGTTGCTGTTGCCCGACGAGCCTGCCGCCGTGACAAGGTTGACGCTGATCGTTGCCGCCGTGGCGCTGAAGTTGGTCGCGGTGAACTTGTCGATGATGGCCGTCACGCCAGTCGCGGTGTACTGGGTGGTTTGACTGTTCTCAACCGTCTTGGCGGGAACGAGGACTTTTACTGATACGGTCATGATGTTTCCTTATGTTGGTGCCACGTATGCGGTGATGATTCCGTCGGTGAAGGTCAGGGAGCCATCTGTTCCTAGGGCTGTGAGCTTTGCCAACGCAGCCGTGCCCGAAATGCCAATGTTTTCAAAAGCCATTGTGCCAAAATCAAACGCTGGTAGCGGCGTCAGTTGCAACGCCTGCACTTGCTTTTGCAACTCGGCGATCTGCGACTCCAAACCCGAGCAGCAATCTGTCAGCGCGTCTGAGGCCGGTAAAGCAACAACTGGGGGCTGCGTCTCCGCAAACTGCGTCAGCGTTTGCAGTTCTGCTTCAACCGACGCCACCAACGACTCAGCGCTAAACGTAATCCCTGACTCGTCAATGATCGCCGTGGTGGCTCTGTTCAGCGACAAGAAAAACAAGTACCACGCTCGGGCAATTAACCCCGTGCGCGGGTCAACCAGCGGTACCCGTGGGGGCGTGATGATTGGCGGGGTTGGGCTAAGCATTGGTCGGGCTCAGAATTAGCTCTGCGCCCATGATGCTGATCTTCACAGGGTCAGTGCCCGATAGCTCATAAACGCGGTCACGCAGCTTTACCGTCATTCCAAGCCTGCGCCAGAACACCCGGCGATAGTACTCGCCAATCTTGCCGATCTTGGCCCAGTGCTCACTGGACCATGTGTGACCGCCATCGTCCGACCAGCGCAGCATGACCTCGGGGTCGCTGCCTTGGGTGATCACGGTTTGCTGCTCTGCAATTAGTCGATCACCCGACTCCGTAACCAAATAGTCGCCGTCTTCCGTTTGAAGGTATATGACCTCGACAATCATTGAGCCGTTCAAGCCAGTGCCCGACTCAATGTCCAACTGCAAGCTGTGCTGCGCGGTGCGCTTCAAGTTGTTCTGGCCGGTGGGCAGCGCCCGCCACGACCGCAGCCACTTCTGGATGCTGCCGTTGTCCGAGTAATCTTCCAAATCGAAGGCGTAGATGTTGCCGTTCTGGTAGTCGCCCACGATGACGTTGTTGCCAAACGTCATCTGGCAGTTGCTGCGGTGCCGGGTAAACGAGCCGTTGTCAAATCCAGCACGCTCATGCCACGCTTGGGTGGCAACGTCATACACCCAAGTCGTGTCGGCTGTGGGAAAGATCAGCACGTAGAAGCTGTGACCGTCTTGCTGGTACGTGTAGGCAACTGCGTCTGACAGGTCAGAATACTGCTGAATCTGCCACTCGACGGCGTGCGTGCTGATGCGCTGGCCTGCGTAGCCGTTGGCCCGGTAGACGATGCCTTGGCCGCGCCGGTCACGCCCAAGCCAGAACAGCCCGTTGTCCATCTTGGCAATTGAGTAGGGGGCAGCGCAGCCCAACTCGTTGAACGCGCCGGGGATGCGCTGAAGTGGGAAGTCCGTCGCGCCCGTGTCAGACCAGACCTCAATCGAGTTGGTGCCAAAAGCCCACACCTCGCGGAAGTTGGCGATAACGGCCACCAGACCGTCAGGCGAGCCCTCAGTGCTGGCAAACTCCAACGGATCAATCGACGTGCCATCCAGCAGCGCCGTGATCCACATCTTTTGGCTGTTGGGCTCGTTGAAGACGAAGTAGCCGTCAAGGTACGCCACGGTCACAGCGCCGGGAAAGTCCGGGTCAGTGATCTGCCCAAAGGCGTTGGTCGAGTTGTTGTATATGTAGCTCGGGCCGTTGGCCGCGATGAACAACTGGGTGCCGTTGTCGGCCAAGCTGACCGGCCCAGTACCTGCCACGGTGCCAATCAGCGTGGGCACGTAGGCGGTGGTGATCTTGTAAAGCTCAGTGCCCGACACCACGAAGGCCGTGCTGTCGCTGGACGAGAACGCCCACAGGCCGCGGATCGGGCCGGTGCCGATGGTGTTGAGCAACAGCAGACCGGGGGCGCGGTTCAGAAACGCGGGCTCTTTGCCCGCCTCGGGCACGATCTCGGGGAACAGGTTGACCATGCGGGCATCCGCAGCGTTGATGCTGCGGGCCACATAGCTTGAACCTAAGATCGGCGTCTTCATCAGTAATTACCCGCGTACACGTTGAACCGCTGCCGTGTAGCCACGATGGCGTAAGGCATGGACATCACATCGTCTGGGTTGTTGATGCGCTTCAAGTTGCGCTTGCTGTACATCGCAATGCGCTGCACCTGGGGGCTGGGCTCGACGCCAAACTCAGGCGCGATCTCGCAGGCGAGGTTGTACGTGAACGCCCGCAAGTAGCCTGGCGGGAACAAGATGTCCGTGGACAGGTTGGCAGGCTGCGTCAACTGCTCAACGCTGATGAAATGCCACTCCAGCAGCCGCGTTGGGCGCGGGTAGATGAAAATGTCAATGTTCGGGTACGTCATGTTGACGAACACGACTTGCGGGAAGGTCGAGGTCACGGTCTTGACCGCGATGCCGTTGTACTGCTGCTGGTTGATCAGCTTGACGCCGTAGGACACGCCTGTGCCGGGGTCTTTGAAGTACGTGGAGTCGTCCACCAGAACGGGCCGTTGGGCTGTGCCGTTCAGGCGCACCAGCGATCCGCTAGGGCCAAGCGTTTCGTTGATCGAGCCGACCGGCCAGTTGACGATTTGGTCGATGGTCGAGAAGACAGACAAACGCTCGGTGTTCCACGAGTCGATCATCTGGTTGAGCGCCATCAGGGAGTCTTGCGCCGTCGCTGCCGACGGCGTTTCACCCTCGGCCAGCATACCTATCAGCCGCAATGCCCGGTTGATCTGTTCGCCTGCGGTGTAGGTCGCCATGTCATTCCCCTTCGATTGAAACGTCCTTGTTGCGACGGGCTCGCCGTGCTACAGGCTCGGGGCTGACTTCTTCAGCCGCTGGCTCAGGATTGTAACGCGACCAGCCGTTTTGGAGGTCAAGATCGGCTTCTAGGTCCATCGTAGCGACTTTGGCCCCGTGGATGGGGTGGGTGAGATAGATTGCTGCCATGTGTGTGGAAACGGGGGCCGAAGCCCCCGCCCGATTACGCAACGCTGAAGTTAAGACGGTAGACAGGGAACGTCACCGTGTTAGCAAGCGTGCCAGTTGCGGCTGCGCGGATACGCAGACGATCACCGGCAGCAACCACCAAATTGGCAGCAGTACCGCTGAGAGACAACGTGCGTGCGGCATTAGCCGTCAGCGCAGTCCCGCCAGTAGTCTTGGTCGTATTGGCATCGGTAGCCGCCAGCATAACGGCGCTGCCGGAACCCGTAGTCCCAAGGTTGGTGACGGAAAACGTGATGTAGTTGGTATCGCTTGCAGCCAGCGCGTCCACACCCGAAAACACAGCAGAAGTCAGCACCCCCGCCGCAGGGGCAATGATGAAAACGTCGCTGTTGCCGGTAGTGGCAATAGTCGCGCCTTGTTGAGACGCTGTGAGACCGCTGGCGATGTTGGACAAAACCTTCGACGTGCTGTCGATGCTTGCGCCCGAAATCGTTGTGCCGGAGGTCAATTCGGGGTCGCTAAACGCGACGCCTACAGGCTTGGTATTAGGCATGTTTTATCCTTTAAAAACGGGGGGCCGAAGCCCCCCCACTTAAGTTTAGGCAACGCGGTAGATTGAGTACGCTGCGTCACCAGTTTTGCGGAAACGGAACGTGCCAGATGTGTTGCTGGTTTTAGTCAGCGAATCTTGGATTGTGTCGTTACCAACAAGGGTGTTGCCCGTACCAGCAGTAAAAACTACGTCATTTGCTGCATTGTCACCAATGTTGATGAAAGAGCAGTCAAAGGTCGAGCCAACTTTAAGGCTAGGGAATGCA